TTCATCTTTGGCAATCCAACGGCGGCATTAACTGCGGCAGGATCGAAACCAACTTGAATAAGTTGAGCAGCGATTTCAGTTCTTAACTTCAAACCAACATCTTTAGCATCGGCTGCATCAATGTTTTGCAGAGGAACTCTGTATTGATCGCCTGCCTCGCCTAGTGGTGATAAATCCTCAACTGCACGAACATCATTTAGGCTTAGGAAACCTTCACGCAAACCTTTTGTGTAAGCATCGTAGCGCTCAATAGTTGTTCCACGCAGAAGCGCATCAAGATTAAATTTAACAAAGCCATCTTTTTCAGGTAGCAATGATGAAAGCGCTTGCTCAATTCTTTCTAGTAATGGGCGAAGTGAGTGTTGCACAAATGAAAGGTTCTGCGCTTCAACGCTAGCAAAACTCATTGCACCTGCTACTGGATGGCCTAATAGTGAAATCGGAACTCGGAACAAACGGGCGACTTCCTCAAGTCCAAAGCGCCTAGTATCTAGCAATTGTGCATCCTGGGCATTTAGTGCAAGTGGTTTAAATGAAGCACCACCTGTTAGTACGCCAATCTTTCCTGCACGATATGGGCCTGAGTGAGTGATATTCCAATCTCGGCCAATTGATGATGCCTGTTCCTCTGTCATTTCACCAGGTACTTCAATGATGCCGCCTGGGTTTGCTGCGTTTCCAAAATAGGAAGCAGCATAAGTATCGGCTGCCATCGCTGCACCAAGAGTAATTCTTGCTGCTTCGATTGGGCCTAAGCCATAGAAAGAACCAGGAAGTTTAAATAGTGGAATATGTAATAACTCATTTTGGCTAAGGGTCATTACCTTCTGGTTGTAATCTTGAGTGTAAGTTCCGCCCGCTGGATCGTACTCTTTAATTGTTACTTCATAAACTAAAGGTTCGTTAGGGCCTTTTCTAACAATTCTTACTGATTCAGGATTGATGCAATAGAGTTCTACAACATCGCCCATATCATCACGAACTGTAAGTATGTAAGCATTTCCACGAAGGTTTAGTGAAGCAAGAACTTGCTCTAAAAATTCCATTCGAGTTGATTCAGCATTTGGCTTATTTACCCAATCAGGAACACTGCCATAAACTGCTGCATAAGAAATTCTGTTACGGCCTCTGCGAACATAAGCACCCATTGGTAATGATGAAATTGTATCGCCTAGCAAACGAACGCAGGCATAAACAGTACTCATTCGGATTGCAGTTTCAGATGAAACTACAACTCCCGCTGGTGAACTGTACGCAGGGCGGCCTGGGATCAGTGGCTCAACAAATTGATTTGTTGCTCGCTTCTCACCAGCCTGGCGCAATGCTCTTGATAAATTCATTAATTACCTTTTTCTGTAATCCATACTAAAAAACTTCCAAGCACAATTAGCGCAACTGGAACTGAAAGTATTGCTAAGCCTGTTGTTACGCAGGCAACCCCTACTACTTCTACCAACAAAGTAGGATTTATTTTTTTCATTTACTCCCCCTTAGTGTTGAAATCATTTGTCAAATTACGGCGTGTTGCTTTATTTTTTTAATTTATCACGCCTGACAAATTGCAAATTATGTAATTGTAAAAAGTATCAAAAGTATAATTAAGGCAGTGATTAGGAAATACTTAATCACAAGGAAGGTAAAAATGAAATGCCCTAAATGCAATAGTAATATGAATGCTGGTTATCGAATCACACTCGGTAGTAAGAAACCGATGCAACAATATTGGTTTTGTAATGATTACAAAAAATGTAAATTTGAAATGTTAAGAGATAACCCTAAACCTGAATAGAAAAATATCTAGTAACAGGCGCTTTAGGTTCGGGCGGCTGAGTGGCTCGGTCATAACCAAAGATTGAGGCAACAGCCGCATCGACCTTTCTACGGCTAGAAGCCTTGGCTACCATTACTCCTCTTGAGGATTGTTTGGTAACACAATTTGCGATGTGGCGGGCCAAGCGTTCATCGCCATCGTGAGTAAACGATCCATTAACGACGGCCTCATAAAACTTTTGTGTGGCAGGTACCATTCGTTCCGCTGAGTTTGGATAACTAACAACTGGTAAGCCGTTTTCATCAAGCACCATGAAGGTTCGTTGCCATCTTGCTGGATCGAATACAACTTCTCTGACTTGGAATCTAGAATCTCGGTAAACATCAATTATTGTTTTTTCAACTTCAGCAACTGGAACAAACCAACCTTGCTCTGCATCGTGTGGCTTCTCCCAAATTCCTACAACTTTTAAATGTGGTTTTTCGCCACCTAAGAACCAAGCAACTAATGCAGTTGAATCATTTGAGAACGCTCCATCAAATGCTAGAACTACATCCTCGCCAGGAATATCTTGGCGCTCTGTATCTATAATCGCTTCCCAAGCGCCAGTTGGTAGCCAGGCAGTTTGAGTGCTAACAAAACAATTTATTCGTTTTGTTCTAAACTCTGCTTCAGGAGTTCGTAATACCGCCGACTCAAAATCCTCAAGATCAACAATATCCCCAATGCCAGGATTAGCCTCTTGCCATATTTGCGGATCACGATAATCACTCTCTGGTTTCTGTGGCTCCCACCAAGCAAAGAAAAAACTTGGATCAATTGATTCACCTTTTGCAACTCGCTGCCCATATTGGTAAAGCGAATAGCAAAGTGAATCTTGCCCATTGGTTGAAGTTTTAACGCCAGCAGTAGTGATGCCAAAGAGAAGTGAATCTTGCCTAGCACCACCTGCAAGGCTCATTACATCCCAAAGTTCTCTAGTTGGTTGGGCGTGAACCTCATCAAAAATAATTATTGGTGAAGGATTTAAACCTTCTTTTGTATAGGCTTCAGCAGAGAGAACTCTATAAACTGAACCTTTTTCTCTAAACTCAATTGCATCTTTGTAAAGAGTAAACATTGTAGATAGTTCAGGGTCTAACTCAACCATCCGCTTTGCAGTTCCGAAAACAATTCGGGCTTGATCTCTATCGGCTGCGCAAGAGTAAATTTCAGAACCATTACCGCCAAGAGTTAAACCTGCTAAACCAACGCTAGCAGCCAGCGCTGATTTGCCATTTTTTCTAGCCATTCCAATTAGCGCAGTGCGGTGTTTAAATCTGCCGTTTTCTTTTCTGGCTAATGCGTGGTTTAAAAGTTCCTTTTGCCAATCACGCAAAACTAATAACTCACCAGCAGGGGCTGCAATTGAATCTTTAGTAACTCTGCAAACTGCCTCTGCAAATTGACTATACAGCGGCCCATCACCATTGGCGATTTCTGTTTCTGAAACTGGAGTTAGCCAGCGTGGGGGCCAGGAAGCAGTTATCACTTATGTTGGCGCTTAGATAACAAATCCTCTAAGGCTCCCCTAGCCTTTACTTCAGCCACACCTAATCTACCTCGATCAGTTGGATTTAAACCTAGCGTGGATAAAATTGAAACTAATTGCCCCTCTAAACTTCTAAGTGCAACTCGATCACGCCAATCTGTACCACGCAAAACTGCAAGGCGAAGTTGAGTTCGCTCATCCATTGATTCACAAAGGATTGTTACTAATTCAATATCTGTATCAGGTGAAATCCAAGTCTTACCAGAATCCCATATTCTATTCCAAAGTTTTAATCCTTCAACACCTAGCGGTCTTGGTGGAGTTGGAGTTTCATTTGCCATTGGAAGGGTAACTATATTTTTTAATTCAGGAAGCGGTCTTTTACCTGGATTGCCTAATTTTCTTTTTAATTCATTTGGCTTAGGCGGATTTGGCATTTATTAAAACTGCTTTCTCACCCGTTAGGTTTTCCCATCGTTTAATAATAACATCGCAGTATTTAGGGTCTAGTTCCATAATATATGCTGAGCGTTTCATTTGTTCACAGGCGATTAAAGTTGAACCTGAACCACCAAAAGCATCGTAAATTGTTCTTGCTTCAGGATTATCATCTAAAGCCATTGCTAGTAAAGTTATTGGTTTCATAGTTGGATGTTCAGTATTTCGTTCTCGCTTATGTTCCCAAACATCAGATCGTAAAGTTTTTTGTCCACCAAATTTTCCAGAATATAAAATTATTTCATGAGCCTTGTAATATTTATCTAAATTTTGTGCTGGATTAATTTTATTCCAAATAATAAATGCTTTTACTGGTTTACCAATATTTTCCATAGCATTTCTAAAAAGATGATTATACTGCCAACTACAAAAAACATAATATGTATCTGATTCAATTTTTAATGCTTTCATTAAAAAATTTACAAAATTATCATCACTCATTTTATCATTTTTAATTTTATCAAATTTATTTGTTAATCCTAAATAATCAATATTGTAAGGTGGGTCAGTCAAAACCATATCTATTTTTACATCATTTATTAAACGAAATACTGATGCTTCATCCGTACTATCACCACACATTAATTTATGATTACCAAGTTGATAAATATTTCCAAGTTTTGTTTTTGCTTCTACTGGTGGTTCTGGAACTTCATCCTCATTAAAATCTTTAGGCAACTCAGATTCAATTTTATCAACTAACTCTTTTACTGCATCATCGCTCCAGCCAGAAGTGCGAACTAAATCAGGATCAACAGCCGCTACTTTATCTATTAAATCTTTTAGTGCTTGCTCATCATAACTTCCAAGTTCAGCAGTTCGATTATCGGCTAAGGCGTAAGCCTGGGCAGTTGTATCATCATCGCCAACATAAGCAACGGCTATTTCTTTCCAGCCAAGTTTTTTTGCAGCCTGCCAAGTATGGTTGCCAGCAATGATTGTGCCATCATCTTTGCGCACAACAATCGGCTTGCGCTGACCAAACCTTTCAAGTGATTTGGCTACGGCATCAACATCGCCGAGTCTTGGATTACCAGGCAAACCTTGAAGCGAATCAATAGCCACCGCAAGATTTTTTAAACTATCGATTATCATTTTTCCCCCTGTTTTTTTCTATTGTAAAACTTCTGAAATGCGGAGATGTGCGTTGCTT